ATTCACAATTTGGAGTAAATCCCAATCATTTAACAATCTAGCAATAGTGTTTCTACGTTTAATATCATCAGATGTGATTGTAGTAGGTTTGCCATCTAGTTCAAATAATTGTTTAAAATGAACCAAATAATATTTTCCTTGTTTATGTAAGATATGAGCCGTTTGATAGAGTTTCTTTTCTTGTTTAGAAGCAATACCAATGCGACTCAAGGTTTCTTTAACCTTTAAAAAATCATCAGGTTTCTTTAATGTGATTTCTAATAAGTCATACTTTTCCATGTTTTTGTTTTCCGCCCGAACTCATTTGTTCCCGAATCTCAGCTAACTGTTTTTCCGGTAACAATTCAAGCGCCAACACCCCTTTCCGTTTGCTGTAATTATAGTATTCACATACCAATTCTAAGTCGTCTGACGTTTCAGATTTCTTAACCCATTTTGAAAATCGTTTCCGCTTTTTGATAGAATGTATCAAAAAATCATTCATCATATCCTTCGGCAAATCAGGATAACGGTTCATTTCATTAGCCTGTAATACCGTATCAAGAAAATATGATAATCCTCTGTTAATAATAAAGGGAACATACTCCTTCACCGACTGATCATCTACTAATAAGTTTTCTTTGCTATAATTAATTGCCGTAAGATAATCGAACAATTTAGCCACATCTAACTCCCATAATATAAATTTTCAATGATATTACTATTTATATGATTTTAATCTTCTACAATATAAATAACGAAATCAGGAAACATCACTTTTAATTGGTCAACCAATTCTTCTTTAGAATCAGATCTAGCTAGGTATTTGGAGGTCTTATTATTATAAGCATAAAATACATATGACTCCTCCTCAATTTTAACCCAAATAGATTTTGGTTGATTATTAGCAGAAGCGGCTTTACCGTATAGAATTCCCAACAGGAAAGACGCAATCATCAAACAAACAGTAGAAATTCCATATGTCATAATTTATTTAGTGTATCAATAGGATGTAAGAAAAACTTAATAATCTGTTCAGTTGTATAGAAAACGCCGGTTAAAGCATTAATGATACAACTAACGACCCAAGCAAAACTAGAAATTAATTTACTCATTTAAATACCACCGAAGACATTATTTCAGTTAACGCCGCCATTACATTTAGTTCTTGGTCGGCAACAAACGCAGATTTATATGAATAATCAGCCATAATTAATATCAACTGAGGAATAGAGTTAGTTTCAATCAATGTATTAGAATAATCATATAAGTATCTAAACAAAGGTACGGTATCCACTTCATTAGAACCTACCCATTTTCTTACTTCAGTAAAGTTTTTATCTTTTAAGAACCCAATTAAAGCCTTATAAGAATCGTCGGTAAAATTAGATAAAATACCGGAATCAATTTTACCGGAAACAGAATACCGCTGTAATTCATTAAGGACTCTTCGGTAATCTGGAAAATATTTAGTAACAACTTCAGCTACAACTTTCTGATCAAATTCTACTTTTTCTTCAGTAAGGATACCGCAAGCTCGTTTAAAGAATCTGGCGGCAATCTCTTGTTTTTCATTTTTATCTATAGCAAAATTAATAACTGTACATCTTGAGTGAATCGGTTCAATTAATTTTTGGGGGAAATTACAAGTAAGAATAAACCGACAATTTGCGCTGAATGTTTCGATAAACCCTCTAAGAGCCGGTTGAAATGAATTACAATTATGAGTAACAATTCCATTGCCGGTAACAAATGTATGATTTTTATTTACCGTTAGATTAATTACAGTTCTAACGCCAGTAGGTTTAATCGATTTCGCATTAACAAATTTCATAACAAAATTCCTTCATATACTTTTTCAAAAGTGTCTTAATTCTTGAATCAGGAGCGGTTTTAATCATTTTATCAAATAGTTCAATCGTCAAATTTGATTTAAAAAAGTCTTCATCGCAAATTAAAACTTCATAATCATTTTCTATAGCGTAATCGTATAACGCATCAAATTTATCTACATTTTCAATTTGTAATTCTTTAGGTTTAACTTCTACCAAAATCTTTTCGTCTAGACAAAAATCAACAATATAAATTCTATTTTTATTATGTTTAATAGAGAAATATGGTATCCGTATAGTTTCAAATTCTATAAGACTATATGTTTCCTTAGCATAAATATAAAACATGTATTCCCAAGTAGATCTAAACGGATTACCCTCAAATTCTATTCTAGTTTTACACCAAGAATTCGTAGTATTAGGAACAAAAGATCCATCTAATATTTTACTCTTTAATAATTCAGATTGTTTAAGTTTTCTAGATTCTAGGTATTCGTATCTAGAATTTTTATCTCCAGTTTGTAAAAATTCTTTATAACAATCTGGGCTACAATAAACATATTTAGAATCTCTGTTAGAAATAAAATTATCATTAGAATCAAGTTTAAAAGAAAACTTAATAGGAACATCACAACCGCAAACTGAACAAGGTTCGTTAGAATCTACATAATCCAATTTATTTATCAACCCATACGCATTTAACAATTTTAAAGTATGGTTGACTAAACGCCCTCTGTTCAATACAATATTACAGTACAATTGACTCTTTTCGTCATATAAAACTTTTACAGAATTTTCTCTGCTGTACGAACGATATATTATACGCTTAAAATTATCGTAAAGTAAAGAAGTTGGAAAATATTTTATTTCGCCCAAAGAACATTTTCTAGAAAAGTCATAGTTACTCATATTTTTCAATGAATGCGTATAATTATCTATAGAATTAGCTTTTCCAATCTTAGACTCGGTTAAATTTAACATTAAAGCGCAATCATTTGAACACCAACTCTTATTAGGTTCGGTTATGATATTCCGTTTAAATCCAGAAGAACAATATTTACATTCGGCATGTTCGTAAAATATATCCCCTTTTAAAGAAGTTTCAGACCTTTGAGTTATATATCTAGTGGATATACTTTTATCCAAAGAAGGATTATTATGTAACATACCATCATAAGGATCTACAATAGTTTCTCCTTTGAAAGCAGAGATATACAACTCTTTATTATCTAAAATTATTTGGTCGTATCCAATTATCCCCTTTCGCTTGTCTTCAGCAATTTTCCTATTAGATTCCAACATAATTAATTTTATACATTCTGGTTCGCAGCATGTATTATGATACCCAACAGAAATAGATTGAAATTTTCTATTTTTCCCGCAAAATTTACATTTTAAAGGTTCGTTTAAAGAATGTTCACTCAGGTAAATTTCTTCATGCGAAACATCTTTATACACTAATCTTATATGATTAGTTAAACCTCTCTTAGAACTAAATTCCCTTCCAGTTTTCCTACATGTAAACTTTGTAGGAGTTTCATCTAATAACATACAATTTTATATTCCTCTAATCCTTCATTAATGGTTCGTTCGATAAATGTTTTTTCGTCTTGAGTAACTATAAATGGATGATCGCCGGTAACAATAACAGTTTCTCCAGTTTCTAACTCTAATTCAAATGTTTCCTTAGATGAATTAGAAATTACTGTAGCCGTATCGTTTTCGAATTTTCCAGTTTCCATATTGAACGAAACAACAGAATGTTCTAAGTTAGGATCCAAATCTTTTAAAGGAATTGCGCTCCAATCTTCAACAGTACCTATTCTAACAGTTTCATTTTCTTCTAGACAATTTAATCCGTCAGCCTCATCCAATATAACTATTTTAGTCCCGCCTCCAAATGAGACCGTAGAAGCAAATGATTGAATTTTACTTCTCAATACATCAATACCAGATTCCATAGAAGCATTGATGAATAAAACATCAGCATCTAATTCGTTACAGAGAGCAAAAGCGGCAGTTGTATTATGATGTACAATACCATTAGGAGTCATGTATAAATGCGGAGCGTCGATAGATACATCAAAAACATCTCCATATTCTACTTTGGTTTTTTCTGTTATTTCTAATGGTCCATCAATAGACATAATATATGTAGCATCTTTAGCAAAAACTTCATTACCTTCTTCAGAAATTAAAATATGGCGTTCTCCGCAAATAAATTCAATATCGCCGCATTTAATTTTTAATTTTTCGTCTTGTTTTTTGATAACGCCGCGAAGTTTCGCGTAAGAATTATCAGGAGTTAATATGTAAATATCTTCATTAACCGCTTTAATTTCATTATACGATAACTCGGAAGTATCTAAAAAATCAAATAATTGTTGTAATGTAATTTCTATATTTTTCATCAATAATCCTCATAATATAATTAGTTTCATACGTTAAATCTGAATCAGACCAAACGTAATACAATTCAAATTCATGCTGTTCAGCTAAAGATTTTTTAAATTTATCTCTATTTAATATGTCATCATAAGTTGCTCCGAAAGGGGAACGCCAAAATACATCACCTTCTTTAGGATGGAAAGAAGTACCATTATATTCTATTATATACTGTAATTCTAAAATAGTAAAGTCATAATAAGCAATTGTAGAATCGCCTTTAATATAATATTCTTTTTTACCGTCATTACCATAAAATATGGTTAAATCTGGATAAGTTGAATTTATATATTCAATAATAGGGGATAAAAATTTTAAAGATTCTTTTGATACAGAATAACGAAAATTGTTATTACAACGAGCAGCATATAAGTTAACCAATAACTGCTTAGCTTCAATTTCGTTCCCATTACATTTCTTTAATGCCCAATCTATACCGCCAGAACATTTACGCTTATTAATTTCATCCATTTCCTCTTTAGGTTTAGAGTTTAATGTTTCCTGCCATCTGTCTTGACGATCCTGCCAAATCCTAGTCCCTTCTTCTACTCCATGTTTCTCTATACAAATTTTTAATGAAAATGTACTTTGACTTTCGGAAATTTTAATTCTGCCTTCTTCTTCTGTATATCCTTTATCTAACCAATATTCTATACATTTATTATTTTCTTTTCTTCTTTGTTCGACTGGTCTATCTCGGTTTTTCTTAGAATTAATCTTTTGTATGTTAGAAATTTTTAATTTAGATTGTTCTTCGGAATACCCTCGAATCACCCAAAAATTAACGCAGAACCTAGAAACTGTTTTAATCATTTTAATTTCTTCTTCAGTCAACAAATTAAAATGATATTTTATCGCTAATTCCCAAGCTCTTTCTGGCAAATAACTTTTCTGAATATAACATTGAGGAAATGATTTTTCATTAGTTCTCGTTTTTTTCGTAGTGTCTAAAAATAGTTGATGTTCAACAATCATATTTTCTGTAAACATATAAAGCCTATAAAATAAAATTAAAGATATATTATATAGGCTTTTTCTC